GTTCTAGGTAATGCATGGACTATTAAAACACCCTCTGCATACTGATCAACTCTTATGGCACTCATAGCCTCTGATTGTGCTTTGTTAGATCCCTTTAGCAACGTATGCTGTGCCTCTTGAGATGCCATTTGTTTCTTTATATCACTAGATATTATTACTTTATTTTTCTGCATTATAGTCTCCTCAATTACAGATGGTTTAGGTTGGTTGTCGTTGTCTAGTATTTCCTTATCAATTATAGGATTAACTAGGTCTCTTCTTAAATATCGATATACAGCCTTAAAACAATCGCCATGTGATTTTTTATAATTCTTAGCAAATCGTTTAACTCTAGGTGCATTGTTAAACTGAATAAAATGGCTGACCTCATGACTAACACTCATTAGATATGCATGGTTTAGGTTAAGACATTTCTTGCCACCAATATGTGGATCATTATCAAAACTTTTATATTCTCTGTGATAATGCTCTTCATCTACATGCTGATAATAACTTAGGTTAAATTGAATTGCTGTAACTCTTGTTCCAAAGTGATGAACGTAAGTTGCATTAGATGATTTGTTTACAATTCTTGTTAATCTCACAGCCTTATCAACGTCTGCTGTAGTAATATTCAATTCGTATTCTTTTTTCTTGAGGTGGTTCATACATTTACGAACCATTTTCTTAATTGTATTACTGTGTGCAGTAATTTCTTTTTTAGAATAATTATGTTTTTGCATTAGGTACTCCGGTTATTTTATCCTAGTACAAAGAGCAGTATTTACTGCTCTAGGTTTCGACCTCATTAGGTCTCGTCAGCTAGGCTTTGGTACATTCCATCCGGCAATATCTACCGGCTCATATATAGGTTTAAGCTGTGATTGTTTCCAATTTTGCCATCTCTTTTTTATTCTAGGCTGAACATGATTTACAATCTCGTCATATTCTTCTCTAAGTTTTCTGACGTTAAAAACTGTTGTGCTTTCTGATGCCAAGATTTGCTTAGATATTTCTCTACATCTTTCGTCTAACAAAACAGAATAATCTATTAAGTAAGCATTGCTGATTTCATAAGGATCTTTTCTTGATCCCATGCACTCGCCCATATGAAAGCTGTATCCTTTAGTGTATCCATGAGATGCTAGTTTACCGGTATCTCTGTTTACCTTATGGACAGATCCACAAATCTGACATGTACCTAAATGAGTGGCTTGTTTCTCAGTAGGTTTGTATTCTTTTTTCTCAGCTACTTTCTTAACAACATCAAAAGATTTTAGGTAATTCCTATCCATTGCTAACAGCAAGACAAGCTGTGCATTAATCCCAAATGCTTGGAAGATATCAACATGTTTAGGTTTTACTTGGTGCAAATTAGATGGAACATCCCAATAATTAAAACCTTTAGATTTACCTAGATGATAATCTTTATTCTCACTAACAAATCTTTCGTAGGCTCTGTTTAAAGTTTCGAGGGCATCTTTTTTAGCTGTTTTAGTGTAGAAACATTTGTCTGTTTCTAGCTGTGTTTTGATTTCAGATACTTGGTTTTTATAATCGATATATGTTTTCAATATAGTCTCCATTGTTTGATTATTTATTAATACGTTTGAGATATGATTTTTTCTGAATACAACCTCTATTGGGAAACTCGTTTAAAGCTACTAGCCCATATCGCTGTCCTCATCAGACTGAATTGTGGGGGCTGTATCACTCTTGCCTTTCTAGGTACTCACAACCTACATTCTTTCAGTTGCTTTCCTTAATGCCTAGTTTCCCATGTAGGTCAGAAAGGGATGTTTGTTCTACAGTTCAAACAAGTTGCCAAATAGAGGCTGTGGTCTTAGTGGATATTTTAAAAAACATCCTCCTATTCCTTATCATGGATAGATATCCCATACAAGCACTAATATACTTATTTGTACTTTTATTTATATAGGTATATCTAGCTGTATTAATTACTTTATGTAAACTTTTAGATATATAAGCTGTAACTCAAGGTGGACAACAAAAACTCTCAAACTGAATTATATAATATATTATACTTAAATGTATTAACATGTACTGTATGCCTCTTAAATCGTCACTAATCGCATATGTCTTTTATGGATGTATCAGATTTAAACATATGAAAGTCCGGATATAGATCTAGGACTAATGGCATGTTATTTTCTAGGTAGTCCTCAATAGCACAATTAGCTTTCCATTTAAGATTTTCCATTAATTGATTAATATCTTTTTCTTCACATATTTTTTGACTGATCATAAATCTAAAACGATCAGCATTTATTCTGAAATTAATATTAATGTTAGCATCAAGATAAAGTCTGTTATTTGCTAGGTCGATATTGTTTTGGTTTTTAACTTTTTTTTGTTTTTGCATTAAGCACTCCAAAGTTGGTTATTTTTTTCTTACATATGTAGTAAGATTGGGAGACACATTTTCTTGGATAAAAATTAAATTAATTTCCAAACCTACAAATAAAGATAATTAAATGTTACTATTGGTAATCATGCAGGTAATGGAAACACGACAGCAAAACTTTACATAAACTTTTGAGGATTAAAAATGACAGATAAAAAAGAATATAAACCTAAATTAAAATTGGTTAGTGATAACGACAGCCGGAACAGCAAGACCAAAACTAATAAGGTTATTGGTGGGGATCTGACAGCTAAACAGATGGGATTTTGTAGGGATATAGTCTTTAATGATATGACATATATTGAGGCATATCGTAACAACTATAATGTATCAGACAATATTAAGAGTAACAGCCTAAGAGCAATGGCATCTAAGCTAAGAGCAGACGTTAACATAACCTTAACTGTAAATAGATTATTAGAGCAAAAGAATAGCTTACATCGCATGAATGAGGTCAAACGATCAGATGTATTGTTAGGCAAAATTGAGAAGATGGCAGACGATGTAAACATTACTGATAGTGTCCGGCTTAAAGCCCTCGAGATGTTAGGAAAAAATATGGGGCTTTTTACTGACATAATAAAAGTGGATGATAAAAGAGATAGAACAGCAAGTGAAATAGAAACAGATCTACTCACGAAATTAAATAGTATTATCTCCAAGTAAAACATTACATAAAGTTTACAGCTAGTTACGATCTGCATTTAAATTACAGCTAGATGCGATAACACCTTTTTTATTTTTAGTTGATACGTTTACCCCACCTACCCACTACTACCCCTAGTATAGTATGGCCAGCTACACGCACTGCATTGTGTTTTGCACACTAAAATACTAAAATTTTACAAAGGGGGTACCCCTAATTTTTTATAAATATATGCACAAGTATGCCCATCTAAATATAAATTAAAATAATTTAACTAATATGATTCTTAGCTGTTGCAAATTATATAGAAATAGTATATCAAGATATACATATATATTATTGTAAGATATCTATATATGAGTAAGATATCTATATATGACTTGAACATTTATATATGATAAAGTTTATATATTGAGAGGAACCTAAGTGTCGGACAATATTATAAACCTCGATAGTTACAGAAATTCTGATGAAATATTTGATGATCCTGAGATTACTGATCTTGAGGACCCCGTAATTATTGGTTGGATAGAGTCAGAAGATGGAGAGCGTGAACTACACATAGTTTCTGCAGTTGACACAGTTCCCTGTTTATGGATGATTGAATTGGCACAGAAGATTGTTGAGAGCAGACCTCCTAGAGTGCAGGAAACAGAATGAATGATCTTACATCTATTCTAAAAAATAACTTCAAGAACATTGAGAAACTTCCGGCAGAAGAACAAAGACAAATACTTGCATTAGTCGAAGAGCTTGAAGAAGCAAAAACCAGAGAAGAAGCTAGGAAAAGTTTTTTACCATTTGTTAAGTTAATGTGGCCCAGCTTTATTCATGGCAGGCATCATGAGATAATGGCAGAGGCATTTGAGAGAGTGGCTCATGGTGAGTTAAAAAGATTAATAATCAATATGCCGCCCAGACATACAAAGTCAGAGTTTGCCAGTTATTTATTTCCTGCATGGTTCTTGGGTATGTATCCAGAAAAGAAAGTTATTCAAACAGCACACACTGCAGAGCTATCAGTTGGTTTTGGCAGAAAGGTACGTAACCTGATACAGAACGAAGACTTCCAGAATGTATTCCCCGGCATAGAATTATCCACAGACAGTAAAGCGGCAGGTAGATGGAATACAAATAAGCGTGGTGATTACTTTGCGATAGGTGTTGGCGGTGCCGTGACAGGTAAAGGTGCTGATATTCTTATCATTGATGATCCACATTCAGAGCAAGAAGCTACAATGGGTGAGTATAACCCTGAAGTTTATAACAAAGTTTACGAATGGTATACTTCCGGACCTCGTCAGAGACTACAACCGGGTGGTGCAATCATACTTGTGATGACTAGATGGTCTAAAAGGGATTTGACAGGACAAATTGTTAACAAATCTGTTGAAAGAGAAGGTTCAAATGAGTGGGAAGTCATACAATTACCTGCAATATTGCCATCAAACAAGACTTTATGGCCTGAATTTTGGAAAAGAGAGGAGCTTGACGCTCTAAAAGCTGAATTACCAGTGGCAAAATGGAACGCACAGTACCAACAGGACCCTACATCAGAAGAAGGAGCCTTAATTAAGCGTGAATGGTGGCAGGAATGGGAAGGAAAAGACTTACCGCCCTGTGATTCCATCATACAATCGTGGGATACAGCGTTTTTAAAGACACAAAGGGCAGATTATAGCGCATGTACCACTTGGGGTATCTTTCACCACCCTGATGATGACGGAAATGAGATACCTAACCTGATTTTAATCGATGCATACAAGGAAAAACTAGAATTTCCTGAATTAAAGCGTGCCGCTTATGATAAATACTGGGAATTTGAACCAGATCAGATGATTGTTGAGGCAAAAGCTGCAGGCTCACCCTTGATTTTTGAACTTAGAGCTATGGGAATACCAGTTACAGAGTTTACACCGAGCCGTGGACAGGATAAGATAGCCAGAGTGAACGGTGTTACAGATCTGTTTGCAAGTGGTGTAGTTTGGTATCCACCAACAAGATGGGCTGAAGAAGTTATTGAAGAGTGTGCAGCCTTTCCTGCAGGTGATCATGATGACTTGGTTGACTCAACCACACAAGCGCTGTTAAGATTCAGACAAGGTGGTTGGATAAGAACCACAATGGATGATTGGGATGATGAGCCTAAATATAGACGACCTGTGGAGTATTATTGATGGATTTTGTGCATATCATAGATGGTTTGATAGGAATAATAGTTCTAGGTGGAGGCTGGTTTCTTGGAACTCAGTCAAGAGAAGTAAAAAGAATAGATATATTATTAAATAAAACCAGAGAAGATTATGCAAAACGAGATGATGTGACTGTATCAATAAACAGGCTTGAAGAAAAAATAGATAGAATACTAGAAAAAATGAAATAGATGACAGGAGCGTTCAATGGCTATTGAAAAACCTATGACACCAATGATTCGTGATGAAGACGATATTGAGCCAACTGAAGTAAGTGTTGAGATAGTAAATCCAGATGCTGTATCAGTTGAGACTGAAGATGGTGGCATGGTCATTGATTTTACAGGAGAACAGGTAGAAGAAATAATGGGTGGAGAGTTTGATCGAAACCTAGCTGAAGAGATAGAAGAAAATGATTTACAGGAAATAGCATCAGAGCTTATGGCAAACTTTGACTCAGATAGACAATCAAGAAGCGAGTGGGCTAAGAGTTATGTTAAAGGACTTGATCTTCTTGGAATGAGAATAGAAGAAAGACAACAGCCGTGGGCTGGTTCTTCTGGTGTATTTCACCCAATACTTACAGAATCAATAGTCAGATTTCAAGCACAGGCTATGGGAGAGATATATCCTGCTTCTGGTCCAGTGAGAACAAAGATACTTGGAAAGATGTCTGTGGAAAAAACAGAGCAGGCTCTTAGAGTTGAGAATGAAATGAATTATCTCCTAACAGAAGAAATGACAGAGTATCGTGACGAGACAGAACAGATGTTATTTAAACTTCCCTTAGCTGGTTCTGCGTTTAAGAAAGTTTACTATGACCCAATCATGGAAAGACCATGTGCAATGTTTGTGCCTGCAGAAGACTTTGTAGTTTCATACGGTGCATCTGATCTAATGACATGTGAAAGATATACACATGTAATGAAAAAGACATCAAATGATATCGTAAAGCTACAGAATAATGGCTTTTATCGTGACATAGAGCTACCAGATCCAGAGCCTGATATGTCAGATATAAAAGAAAAATATGATGAATTAGATGGTGAAACAGCCACCATTGAAGATGATGATAGACATACACTCCTCGAAATGCATGTAGATATGGAGATGCCAGAACCATTTAATGAAGAAGACGGTGTAGCAAGACCATATGTAATTACTATAGATAAATCATCAAGAGAGATATTATCAATCAGAAGGAATTACTACGAAGATGACACAAAGAAAAAGAAGCGACAATACTTTGTCCACTACAGGTACCTCCCCGGGTTGGGCTTTTACGGTACAGGACTTATACACCTCATCGGGGGACTTGCCAAAAGCGCAACCTCAATCCTC